ACTTTAATATATCATATGAATGATCATAACGATAGATATAATATGTGGTTCTATTATGATAAACGTACAAGTGATATGTTAAATCAAAGTGCTTATAAGTTACTTATGTCTCGTAAATGGAAAAGAGAATTAGCAAAAGCACTTAAGAATAAGAAATTAAAAATAGATTATTTTGAATAAAGTAAAAGATCATGTTAAATCCAGAATTCATTTCATTAGAAATAATTGTCGATAGAGTATTTAAATCAGGGTTAAATCCAGAACATATAGATTATTGGGATATAATTGAAAATGTTGGTGAAGCTATTAGACTGATAGGTGTACCATATATGTTACAGTATAAGGTAACTAATGGTGAAGGTAGTATGCCTGATGAAATTACTATTGCTGATTATAGAGGTACGCTACCAACAGATATTGTACATATTGATAGTGTACGTGACTTCACAACTAAAGAACCCTATGTTTATACAACAAGTTCTTTTAAACAAACTTATACTGAAAGTAATTTAACAACTGGTCGTGGGCAAGTAATGTTAAGTTATTATGTACAAGGAGATTATATATTTACAAACATTGAAGAAGGATATGTTGAAATAGCATATACAGCATATCAAACTGATGATAATGGTTATCCAATGATACCAAATGAAGAACGAGTAATAAAAGCAGTACATGCTTATGTTATGTATATCATCACACAGAAATTATGGATGTCAGATAAAATAACAAAAGATAAATTTTCATATTGGGAAACCGAATGGATGTTCTATGTTAATTCTGCCAGAACAAAAGCACATATGCCAAATTTGGATAGAGAAGAATCGTTTAAGAATCAAATGCAAAGAATGATTAGACCTGCACACGCACATGCGTCGCATTTTAATTATTTAAATAAGCCAGAAATTCCAAATTATTAATATCATGGGTTACAAAATAAATACTTTCAATGGTGGTATCAATAGAGATATTGCAGTTACTAATTTAAAGGAGAATAATTATATTGATGCTTTAAATATGCAAATTGTTTCTAAAGATAATTTTTCACAAGGAGCTATTCAAAACGAAAAAGGTATGTCTGCTAGTTTTGATTTTTCAGATTGTGATTATAAAGAATATACCTTTAGTTCTGATGGTACATGGAGTGGTACATTAAATATCGGTGGTGATGATTATAGTGTATCTATACCATCAACATTATATAAATTTGTTAACGGTGTTGTATATCCAATTACAGCAGATGAAACATATTCAAATAATGAAAGGTATAGTGGTGCTGGTCCAGCTGGATTTTGGATATCACAATACGATAATAAAATAGTTATATCGTCTACAAGTGGTGATATCACATTAACTAAATCAAGTGGTACTGCTACTTTAGTTGAAAACGATTTAGGTTCAGAACTATCTAGTTTAGTTATTATTGGAAGTATTAATTTAAGAGATGATTTAATATTATTCACAACAAAAAGTTCAAACAACACAGCAGCCCCAAGTGGTACATATGGTCAAATATGGCAAGCATCAATGGGACCAAGTGGTACGATTAGTACATTGAAATTATTAAAGAATGATATATTTAATTTTTCTACATATTATCCAATTGAAGCTCGTTCTAATTATATAAATGAATTATTTGGTAAGGTTTATTTTGTAGATGGTTATAATGATCTTCGACATGTAAATATATTTCAACCAAATTTACCAGCTATACCTGTTGATAAGATTGAATTATTACCTAATAACAGTTTAAGTCAACCATTAATATCCGATATTCTCGAAGGTGGTTATTACGAATCCGGTGTAGTAGAATATGCATATCAATTATATGATGAATATGGTGCAGAAACAATTATATCACCAGTAAGTAATAAAGTATTATTAACTTCATCTCCGTATACTAAATCATCTACAACTAAATTTCTAGGTGACCCAATCAATGAAAATACAGGTAAAGCTGTTACAGTAACTATTAATGGTATAGATACAGATTTTGATTACATTAGAGTATTTTCTATTCATTATCAATCAACAGGAAGTAATCCTGTTATACGTATAGTACACGATCAGAAAATTCAAAGAACAACTACCATTGATGTTATAGATGATGGTTTATCATCTTTTGGTACTTTAACATTACAAGAATTTAGAGCATATAACAAACCTTCAATCAAACCGAGTAATATTGAATTAATTAAAAATAGATTGGTTCTTGGTGATGTAGATGAAACTTATTTTGATATTACTTATGATGCTCGTACATACCGTCATAATTCAGGTGGTGAATTTGCAATTGATGGTGGTTCAGCTACAACAGGTAATGATACAAATTGGGCTGCTGTAAATAACTTTGCTGATTGTGTACAAGGAGCTTATACTACATATAAATATCAAGCTGATGGTACAACCATTGGTGGTGAAGGTAAGAAGATTTCATATGAATTTAAGACTATAGATATGACAATTGATCAAAGTACTAAACAAACTTTGACAATTGCAGCACCCAATGAAGTTCAAGCATGGTCTAGTAGTTTAAATGGTACATTTGTAGATAATCCTTTTTATAGTAATTATGCGAGTCCAATTAATTCTGGACAAATGGTTGGTTATAAAAGAGGTGAAACATATAGATTTGGTATTGTATTTATAAACAAAAAAGGTCAACGTTCATACGTTAAGTGGATTGGTGATATTAAAATGCCAGAACATGTTGATGCTGTAAGTACAAGTTATACTACTTATGATTACACATATAAGGTAATTACTTCACCAGCTATTACAACAGTAATAGATACAGGTATATCAGGTGTGGAGGATACAGTATTTATTGATGTTGGGTCTGATGTAGAACATACATATACTATTAATTTTGGTGGTGAAACAAAATCATTTTCAATCAATGTATTTGAATATGTTGCCAGTAATGGTATACAGGGACCACAAGGTACACCATTGGATGAATATTTAGATATAATAACAAATATAATTAATGGTCAATGGACACATCGTATTGCTGTTGATAAGGTATATGTAAATGATACTTCACATAAAATACAATTAACATCTGGTGAATATAATACAGCACTAACAGAAGCTAATACTACATTGAAACAAACAGCTGGTGGTTCAGCTGTAGCGTTTACATTAACAACAGATTACGATACTAATTCACATACTAGTTTAACTACTGCCTCACATATAGAAGTGTCCAATTATCAAGTTGTTGCTAAAATATTGTATCCTGAATTTACAATTAAAACATTACCAACAGATGAAGATGGTGATCCTTATGCCTATGAAATAGTAAGAGTACCACGTAAAGAAAGTGACAAATCAATTGTAGCACAAGGGTTATTATTTCCAACAGTTCTTGGTGGAGATGGTACAAGCTATTATCCAGTTGTTGATCCAACAGGTGTTATTAAAACAGATACGAAAACCGTTGATTGTACAATATCAACATTAAATTCCAGTACACTTGTTAATTTTATTTCACCGGAAGTTAATTTTAGGAAACTAACTTTAAATTCGGCTGATACATTAAAACCAGTTGCTGTATTTAAAGAACCATCATATACTAAACATAATGGTATTCATGTATTTAAATGTTCAACAGTATTAATTCCTACAGCACAATCAGAAATTACAATAGATCATGGTTCTATAGCATCTATAAATAATGATGTTAATGAAGAACCTATTATAGAAACTATTAACGGTAACACTTTATATAATATATTTAGAGATACTAAGGGTAAAAAGAATTCAGCATTAGCTGGTACAAGTATGTTTTTAGGATTAGCTGCAAGCACATCTATTAGTGGTTATAATACCAGTTATGCATTAGGTGAAATTCGTAGAACTTTATCAAAACAATACGGTGGTAGTACTTATTATAATAGATTAAATAATGAATATATTAGTTGTGGTCAATTCAATGATGGTTCTACAACTGTTGTAAGTGTATTTGGTGGTGATACATATATTACATATTTCGATTATCAACGAATGATGTGGGTTGATTCAGAACATTCTGGTACATCTGATTCGAATAAAAGTCAAGTTATACTTGTACCATTAGAAACAACAGTTAATGTTGATTATAGATATGATCAATGTTATTCTAAAAAATTAAGTAGTTCTGGTAATACTGCAAAGTTTGTACAAGAAAAAGCTGGGGATTATTCCTTAGTAGTAGGTGAAGAAAACAATTATTTACAAGAATATGATTTGTATTTAGAAAATCAAATATATAGTAAACCTACAGAATCTATCAAATATATTGCTGAACCATTAAGAGCATCTACATTTTTAACAGATGGTTTAATTAGAGCATCAGAAGAATTTCAATATACTGATTTAATTGATGATTTAATTAGATTTTTACCAGCTAATTATAAAATAGTTAATACAGAATATGGTAGTATTAACGGATTAGCTACAATTAATAACAACTTGGTATTTTTTCAAGATAATGCAATTGGTGTATTACAAATTAAGGAACGTTCATTAATACAAGATACTGAAGGTATTTCATTAGTTTTAGGTACTGGTGATATTGTGGGTGATTATAAATATATTTCAACTACTTCTGGTACACGTCATAAACGATCAATTACTTCTGGTTCAAATGGTATTTACTATTTCGATAGTAATAATAAATCATTTAATATTATTGGTCAATCTATTACAGAAGTATCTACATTAAAAGGTTTATCTAGTTATTTAGATACAAATGTAGCAAATACAATTGTGTGGGATGATAGACCATTAAAAAACTATGGTGTTATTACAACTAGAGATAAAAAGAACAATCGTATATTGCTTACATATTTAAATAATTCTACACGTTTTACAGTATCGTATAGTGAATTATTTCAAGTATTTGAATCATTTCATTCATATACACCAAATTCATACATAATTGATCCGTTTTTAAACGTACATTCATATGATCCTACAACTGTTGGTGATTATTATGTACACGGTCAAGGAAACTATGGTCAATATTATGGTGATTATTATGATTCATATGTAACATTTGTATCTAACGATCAACCATTTATTAATAAACAATTTAATAATGTTGAGTTTGATACTCGTGTTGGTGCTGACGATCTAAGTAGTAGTACTGATACATACAGACAAGAGACTATATCAAAATTACAATTCTGGACAGAATTTCAAACTACAAATGAACGTACTATTGTTATTCATCCTACAGAGGAAGCAGACGGTACAGAATTAAAAGCAAGACATCGTTTTAGTAAATGGCGTACATATATACCAAGAGTAACGGATAGTGGACGTGAAACACGTTTAATGGACAAATATTTGTTTGTTAAGTCTTCATTTACTAATAACGCAGATAAGAGATTCGTTCTTAATCATTTCATTACACATTACTTATCAGCAATATATTAATAAATAACAACATAGGTTAGGTAATATCTGTCGATTTATTTGTTTCTACCTATATTATTTATTATATTTAAGCTGCAAAATTAGATAAACTATGAGTTCTAAAAATAAGAAACTAAAAAAATATAAATTAGGTGGTGATATATTACGTACAGGATTAAACGTTTGGACCGATGCTACAGGTATGAGTGGATTTACAGACCCACTTTTTGGTAACGCTGCTAGTGATGGTGTAGATAATGAATTTTTACAAAACGTAAACAATATATCTAATGATTACTTAGCACCTACAGTAAATGCGTTGTTACCAACTATAATGAATGCAGCTGCTCCCGGTAGTGGTTCTATTTATTCTGGTTTACAACAAGGAGCACAAATAGCTGGTACTACAATAAATCAACCAAAATCACAAGGTCAAGCACAACAAATTAATGTTGACCCAAGATATATAAATAGAGCTAAAGGTGGACCATTAATTCAGGAGAATATAACTAACCAATTAGGTACTGATACAATACCTACTGATGCACAAGGTAATCCCGCAATATCATCTGGTAATAAAGCAATTGCTATGACAGATGCAGGTGAAGTTATGTGGAACGGTTATGTATTCTCAAAGAAATTAGGTTATGCTGATAGAGCAAAAGCTATCATGAAGAAATTTAAATTTCGTCTAGGTGAAAACTTTGAGAATGTTGATGATTACGACATGGAAGCTATGAATGGTCAATTAGCTAAACTTGCTCAAGAACAAGAAGTAACACGTCCTCAAAATAAAGATGAAGGTGGGTTACCTACCGCTGAATACGGTAGAGTATTAAGTAATTTGAATAACACACCGTTAAAACAAACTGTTAAATCATCTATACGTAGTACTAATGCAGATGCTTTAACTGGTGCAATTAGTCCACAAGATACATTATTACCAGAAATAGGTGATTTTATTTCTAATCCTACAACTGCTGGTACATTAGCACAAGCTATACCATTAGCAATGAGAGGTATTAATCTAGCTATGAATCAACCAGATGCTGCAACAACTCCAAAATATATGCCTGAAGAAATTGATTTATCTGATGAACGTAGAGCAATTGAACGTAGAAGTAGAGATACTAAAGGAACATTAGCTAGTAGATCATCTTCACCTACAGAACGTATTGCTGGTATTACAGCTGTTGATCAAAATACTACCGAAGCTCTTGGTAATAGTTTTATGAGAGAAGCAACAAGTAATGTAGATATAACTAATCGTGCTGGTTTAATTAATGCACAATTAACTCATGGTGATTTGGAACGTCAATCACAAGAGGAAGCAGCGTATCAACAAGCAACTGATGCTTTAATGGCAGATATTGCAAACGCTGGTGTTGGTATAGTTAATGATAAACAAAAACGTAAAGTTCAAGAGATTATATTAAAAAATCTTAAATCTAGAAATTTTGCAATTGATCCTACATTATCTATAGGATTTATTAAATAATATTATCATGCCTACAAATTATAGATATAAACAACCAGTTAGACAACCATATCAATCTACTTTTACACCAATACCTTTAGAATTTTTAGGTGAACAATTAAAAGGTAGACAACAACAATATGATCAAACTTTAGCACAATTGTTAGATCAAGAAGATAAATTTGGCTCAATACAAGTTGCACCGGGAGATATTGCACGTAAGAATGAATTAATTAATAATACATTTGCTACTATTAAAGATGAAGTAGATAGTAAATATGGTGGTGATTTTTCACAAGCTGGACCAGAAGTATTTCGTAATATTACAAAATTAAGACGTGATCCATTTTTTAACTTAGCACCACAAAATTTAGCACGTTATCAAGATGCTATTAAACGTTCTGATGTTTTACGTCAACAAGGTACATTGGTTACTGATGATGATTTTACATTTAACCAAAGTGTATATGATCCAGAAACACAACAATACCGTACACCTGATTATAAAATTTATGAACGTGGTGATTATAATAAAATGTTTGCTCAAGAATTTAGTGGTTTAGAAAATCAAATTACTGAGAAATTAATACAAAATGCACCATTTGAAGGTTATCATCAAGTACAACAAATTAAAGGTGCATCACGTGCCGAAATTGAACGTAATGTAACACCTGAAGATGT